TATGCCACCGAGACATACAAAGTCTGAGTTTGCAAGTTATTTATTGCCGAGTTGGTTGATGGGCAAGAATCCAAAGTTAAAGATTATACAAGCTACCCACACTGGTGAATTAGCTGTTAGGTTTGGTCGTAAAGTAAGAAACCTTATGGCAAGTAACGATTACTCTCTGGTCTTTCCTGATGTTAAGTTGCGTGCAGACAGTCTCGCGGCAGGACGTTGGGAAACAAATGATGGAGGTGAGTACTTCGCGGCTGGAGTGGGCGGAGCAATAACGGGACGTGGTGCGGATTTAATGATAATCGATGACCCCCACTCAGAACAAGATGCTTTATCACCATCAGCTTTGGAATCTGCATATGAGTGGTACACCTCGGGTCCTCGCCAAAGATTGCAACCAGGAGGGGCGATCGTTATCGTTATGACACGTTGGAGTGAGATAGATTTAACTGGTAAACTTATAAAACAACAAGCAAGAGATATATTAGCTGACCAGTGGGAAGTTGTAGAGTTCCCTGCTATATTGCCAGATGGTAAAGCGATGTGGGGTAACTTTTGGAAAGTAGAAGAACTGTTAAAGGTTAAGGCATCATTGTCAGTAGGTAAGTGGGAAGCTCAATGGCAACAAAACCCAACGAGTGAAACAAGTGCTATATTAAAGAGAGAGTGGTGGCAAACTTGGACTAAGAAAGATATACCACCACTCAGTTACGTTATGCAAAGTTATGATACTGCATTTAGTAAAAAAGAAACAGCAGATTTTTCAGCAATTACGACGTGGGGTGTTTTTTACCCAGAAGAAGGTGGACCTCCTAACATTATTCTTTGTGACGCTAGGCGTGGCAGATGGGACTTTCCTGAGTTGCGTAAAATAGCGATGGAAGAATATAAGTATTGGGAACCAGAATGTGTCTTGATTGAGGCGAAAGCATCAGGTATGCCATTGACCCACGAACTACGGCAGATGGGCATTCCAATACAAAACTATAGTCCGAGTAGAGGTAACGATAAATTTAGTCGTGTAAATTCAGTTGCACCACTACTTGAATCTGGGTTAGTATGGTCACCAGATACTCGTTGGGCTGAAGAAGTTATTGAAGAATGTGCAAAGTTTCCAGCAGGAGAGCACGATGACTTTGTTGATACAGTGACACAAGCTCTACGAAGATTTAGAGAAGGTGGTTTTATAACACACCCAGAAGATGAGGTATATGAGTATGATGGTCCAGGAAGAAGTAATGTATATTACGGTTGATACTAAACCTAAAGAATTATACGATGATATGAATTTACTGTATAGTATGTGGCAAGAAGAAGACCCAGACTACATTCCACCAAGTTCTAGCCAAACAAGAGAATTTGTGGCACAATTAATGAGAGACAAGTTTTATGTTGTCTCAGGAGATGGACATGGCTGAACCAAAAAACCCTTATAATAATATTGAGAAGGAGTTGACATTAGTTGGCAACCCTATATTAGACCCTGACCCAATAGATGTGCAAGTTCAAGAAGAACCCCAAATAGATGATGATGTAGAAATAACAGAACTTGAAGATGGTTCCGTGGAACTTGGATCTCCAGAACAAGAAGTACAAGACACTGGGTTTATGGCAAACCTTGCAGAACAATTAGATGATGATGAGTTAGCTGGTGTCAGTGCTTATGTATTAGAAAAAGTAGATGAAGATAAAAATGCTAGGCAAGAATGGTTAGACACATACAGTCAAGGTTTAAATTTACTTGGCTTAAAGTATGAAAGTCGTACAGAACCCTTTGATGGAGCTACTGGTGTAGTCCATCCAATGTTAAACGAAGCTGTTACACAGTTCCAAAGTCAAGCCTATAAAGAATTACTTCCAGCGAAAGGTCCAGTACGCACACAAGTGATGGGGACAACAACACCAGATTTAGAAAAACAAGCAGAACGTGTTCAAGATTATATGAATTACACAATTATGCACACCATGAAAGAGTATGAAACTGAGTTTGACCAAATGTTGTATTACTTGGGACTCGGTGGTAGTGCATTTAAAAAAGTTTATGTTGATCCGCAGTTTGGTAGGCAAGTTAGTAAGTTTGTAGAAGCTAAAGATATGCTCGTTCCTTACAATGCAAGTGATCTTGACTCAGCAGATAGGGTTACACAGATCATAAATATGTCAGAAAATGAGTTTCGTAAGCTACAAGTAAACAAATTTTACAGAGATATTGAGATACAATCAAGTAAACCTGACAGAGATGACGTCGATGAGACAAAAGAATCAATTACTGGGGTGTATGCACAAGGAGATTATGAAGAAATACAACTTTTTGAGTGTCATTGTTACTTAGATTTAGAAAAATTTGCTGATACAGACGAAAAAGGCGAAGAAACTGGTATAAAACTACCGTATATTGTTACAGTAAATGCTGATAATGGCGAAGTTTTGTCAATTTACAGAAATTATGACGAAAATGACGCTTTTAAAAACAAAAAACAGTATTTTGTACACTATATCTTTACTCCTGGACTAGGTTTTTACGGTAATGGTTTGATACATTTGCTAGGTAACCTATCTAGAGCGGCGACAGCTAATTTAAGACAGTTAATCGACTCAGGTACATTAGCAAATATGCCCTCTGGCTTCAAAGCTAGAGGCTTACGCATTAAAAATGATGACGAACCGTTACGTCCTGGAGAATGGCGTGATGTTGATGTTGTTGGCGATCAATTAAAAAATTCATTCTTTAACCTCCCCTACCAAGAACCGAGTGGTACACTATTTCAACTACTCGGCTTCGTGGTTCAGGCGGCTCAAAAGTTTGTTGGCACAACAGATATGGGTACTGGTAATTTAAATAATCAAGAGATGCCAGTTGGTACAACAATAGCTCTGTTAGAAAGAGGTAGTCGTATTATAAGTGCAGTGCATAAACGTCTGTACAATAGTATGAAGCAAGAATTTAAATTAATATCTGATTTAATCTCACAAGAAGGTGGTTCTTACCCTTACACTGAAGAGGGTGACAAAGCTAATGATTTTAGCGAGCGTATTGATATCATACCAGTTGCCAATCCTAACATATTTAGTATGTCTCAACGTATTAGTTTAGCTCAAGAACAATTAAAATTAGCAAGTAGTAAACCAGAGATGCACAATTTATATGAAGCCTATAGAAGAGTGTATAATAGTTTAGGTGTTGATAATGTTGAGCAACTACTACCTCCACCACCACAACCACAACCCATGAGTGCAGTAATTGAGAATGGTAAAGTAATGTCAGCCTTGGGAGGACAAATGCAATTAAAAGCATTCCCTGACCAAGATCATGATGCACACATATCAACACATTTAAGTTACATGTCCAGCCAAATAGTTCGTGCTAATCCTGCTATGATAAACATATTACAACAACATATATTTGAACATATCGGCATGAAAGCTAGTATGCAAGTACAAATGGAAGCACAACAAGGCATAGATCCAAATATGTTGCAAAATAGGTTAGCACAAGTAGAAGCAGAACTTACAGCACAGTATTTTGAACAAGAAGCACAAGTTTTAGGTAGTGGTCAGCGTGATCCATTAGTTGACTTAAAAGCAAAAGAGTTGGAGTTAAAAGAGCAAGCACAAATGCAAGAGGCTATGAATGATGCTGAACAACTCAAACTAAATAAAGAAAAACTGCAAGCTAATACTTTAATACAAAAAGATCGTATCGATACAACCGAAGATATAGCTAATATGAGAGCACAAAATGCTAGGTTTATTGTAGAACAAAGGAATAAGGGATGAGCGATATTGGTTTAGCTGGAGGCGTTACTAGCGTAAGTCCAGGATTTAGTGATTTAAGTTCAGCACAATCAGATTCATCTTTTACTGGAAGTGAAGAATCTTTTCCTATTAATTATCCCGGGACTAATATTAGGATAAATCCCCGTCCAACTATTGCTCAAACACCTCAGTTTAATATTTTAGATTTTTTTAGAGGTACGACTGCTAAAGATATAGGTAAAACTGTGGGTGATATGATTATTCCAGGAAGAAACACACCATTAGGTATTTTTAGTGTTGTCGCTAAAAACCCAACCATATCTGTTATGAACGCTTTGGCAGGAGCTATGATGAATATTAATAAAAATGTCGATCAAACAACTTCAGGCTTATTGGGTGGTTTAAAAGAAGAAGCAGAAAAAGCAAAAACGGGACCAACAGTAGACTCTGTGTATGATATGTTTGGTAATATAGTTACTGCA